GCATTGGACGCATGGGATTGTAAGAAACTCCATAAACTTTCCACAAAAATAATCACAGATCAGCGCGTTACTTGGCAGATTCTCAAAGAGCATAACCTCCAAGTTCCTACTTACGATAAACATATCGACATTATTGAAATCCCCATTGGGCAAGCATCGCTTAAAATTTACGGTGGGCGTATTCACACCAAGAAAATGCAAGACTTGCCAATTGATCCTAACGAGTTAATAAAAGATACTGAGCGTAGTTTGATGCGCAAGTATTGCAGAAACGATACGCAAGTGACCGGTGAACTGTTTGACAAGCTCAAAGGGCAAATAGACTTGCGCAAAGAGATGACGCAGCAATACGGTATCAACCTCAATTCAAAATCCGATGCGCAGATTGCTGAAACTATCATAAAATCAGAACTTTACGAGAAAACTGGCGAGCATTATCGTGCCACAAAGTTTGATGATAAATACACGTTTACTTATCGTAATCCAGATATTATTCAGTTTAAAACACAGGAACTCTGCGACATTTTTGACCAGCTAATTTATGAAACTTTTACGCTAAAAGATAACGGTAGTGTTGAATTGCCTAAATGGTTAAGCGAACCTATTAAAATCGGCAATGCGTCATATCAAATGGGAATCGGTGGATTACATTCACGCGAAGTTGAGCAACACATTAAATCCAGTAACGGTTACTTTCTATCTGATTTTGACGTGGCGAGTTATTACCCATCTATCATCTTGCAACAGCAATTATACCCAGAATCAATGGGCGAGAATTTCCTCAACCTGTATCGAGGGATTGTAAAGAAACGTATTACAGCGAAACACACAGGCGATAAAGTTACTGCCGATACACTAAAAATCGTACTCAATGGATCGTTTGGTAAATTTGGTAGTAAATACAGTAGCTTATACTCACCGCAACTGCTCCTGCAAACCACAATCACTGGTCAATTGTCTTTATTGATGTTAATCGAAGAACTTGAACTCAATGGGATACAGGTAGTAAGTGCAAACACTGACGGCATTGTGACGTATTATCACGAAAGCCAAATACCAGCGCTCCAAGATATTCTATTCAATTGGGAAATCACAACTAGCTATACACTTGAGCAAACAGATTACCGCGAGATTGCTTCACGCGATGTGAATAACTACATTGCTGTGAAACTCGACGGTAAAACTAAATGTAAAGGCTGTTTTGGTGAAGCATCACTGAGTAAAAACCCAGATGGCTTGATTATCTATGAAGCAGTTGCGCAGTTCATTGCTAACGGTACACCAATTGAAAAGACGGTTACTGATTGCAATGACATTAGAAAGTTTGTCACAGTCCGCAGAGTAACAGGTGGCGCATTATTTCAAGGGGATTATCTCGGAAAAGCCGTTCGATTTTATCACAGTAGCAGCCCAAGTCTTGCTGATACATCACTTGTCTATGCAAAGAACGGCAACAAAGTCCCAATGTCGCAAGGGTGTCGTCCGCTGATGAATCTGCCGGATACTTTTCCCGATGATGTTGATTTTTATTATTACTACACCAAGGCAAATGAAGTGTTGAAAGGAGTTGGTTATGCTTGAAAAAGAAATTGAAAAATACCTGTGCGATCAAATCAAAAAAGTAGGTGGAACGTGTGAGAAGTTTACGTCACCTAATAAACGCTCTGTCCCAGACAGATTAATCACGCTGCCGTTTCAACCTATATTCTTTGTTGAATGCAAAGCGCCTAAAAAGAAACCGACTGAGGCGCAAGAACGCGATCATCAAAGACGACGTGAAATGGGTGTTCATGTCTATGTCATTGATTCAAAAGAAAGTGTCGATACGCTATTACTTTATAGACTGCCTGTGGATGGCGATTATGCGCACTGAAAATATAAATTTACACAATGGCGATTGCTTAGAATTTATGCGCACGTTGCCAGATAATAGCATCGATATGTGTTTTACCGATCCTCCTTATAAAACTACAAAACGTGGAAACGCGGGAAATAGTGGGGGTATATTAAAAGATGTTAATTTTTTAAATGGGAAAGGTGGGTTTTCTAATAATAACATCGAATTCTCAACATGGTTGCCAGAAGTCCATAGAATTTTAAAAGATGGTGCGCATTGTTACATTATGTGTAATAACAAAAACTTATTGGGTTTATTAACAGCTCTACACCTCAGTGAGTTTAAAGTAGCTAAAACTTTAATATGGGTAAAAAATAATAGCATAATGAGTCAGTTGTATATGGAAACTCACGAATATATTATTTTTGCATATAAAGGGTCATCTAAGCGGATAAATAACTGTGGGTCTAAATCGGTTTTACAATTTAATAATGTTAAAAATAAAAATCATCCAAGTGAAAAACCAACAGATTTAATTGAACATTTAATTTTAAATTCAAGCATTGAGTCCCAACTTATTTTAGACCCTTTTGTAGGTAGTGGCTCAACAGGCGTGGCTTGTGTTAATACCAATCGTAAGTTTATTGGCTGTGAATTAGACAAGTGCTATTTTGATATTGCCGTTAATCGTATTGATGATGCTTTATGGGATTCAATACTATGAGAAAACGTGAAGAACTGCGTCACTACCAAGTGCGCACATCCAAGTTTCAAATAGAACAGGAGCGAACATTCTGCGCATTGAAAATGGGCATGGGTAAAACAGCGTCTACGCTCACTACAATACGCGATCTACTTGATGCTTGTGTGATTAGCAAAGCACTGGTTATCGCACCACTACGAGTCGCTAATAGCGTCTGGGCGCAAGAAGCAAAGGAGTGGGAACATCTCAAAGATTTGAAATTCAAAATCTGCACAGGCACAGAATCTAAAAGGCTATCTGCTCTGCACCATGACGCGGATGTGTATGTTATTAATAGAGAAAATGTGGTGTGGCTTGTTGACCACTACAAAAGTAAATTCCCATTTGAAATGGTGGTAATTGATGAATCGTCCAGTTTTAAGAACGATAAAAGCAAACGTGTTAAGGCTATGCGCAAGGTTCTACCTTATGTTCACTACATTACTCTCCTTACGGGGACACCTTCACCCAATGGCTTACTTGATTTATGGGCGCAATGCTATCTGGTAGATTACGGTAAAGCACTCGGAAGAACTAAAACGGCTTATAAGCAACGCTTCTTTTTCCAAGATCAGTACAGCGCTTATAAGTTTATCCCTCGCGGAGATTCTCAGAAGAAAATTGAAGCGCTGATATCACCTTTTACTATTTCGATGGAAACCAGTGATTACTTGGAGATGCCAGATTACATTGAATTATATGAAGAAATTGAACTTGCACCTAAAGTCTATGCTGATTACAAAGAGTTTGAAGAAAAGTTCTTTATTGAGTTTCAAAACAGCGAAGTAGAAGCCATGAGCGCTGCATCACTTGCCAATAAACTCCTGCAATACTGCTCTGGCGCTGTGTACATCGATGAATTTAAAAACTATGAAGTAGTCCACGATGCCAAGTTAGATGCACTGGAGGACATTATTGAGCAGAATGATGGGGAGAATATCCTTGTTGCCTACAACTTTAAGAGCGACTTAGAGCGATTGCTTAAACGCTTTCCAAATGCGCGTGTACTCGATAAGCATCAAAGCACGATTGATGATTGGAATGAGGGTAATATCCCATTGCTTTTTGCTCATCCCCAATCAGCAGGTCATGGGTTAAACATTCAGCATGGTGGCTCGATGATTGTGTGGTTCTCACTGAGCTGGAGTTTAGAGTATTACCAGCAATTCAATGCACGATTGTTTCGGCAAGGACAGACGATGGCGGTGCGAATTATTCACCTAGTCTGCAAAGGTTGCATTGATGAGCGAATTATTAACGTGTTGAAATTAAAAGACATTGTTCAATCTGACTTACTTCGTGCGTTAAAATAGTTAAGTTAAGGTTGACTGAGCAAATAAAATAAGTACAATAAACACGACTCAAGAAAAAGCCTACCGCCAAAAAGTAACACTAGACGGCAGGTTGAGTCGAGGAGTCTAACACATGAACACATTTCAAGCAGTTGGAATGAAACGCAAATTAAGTATAACACAAACAATAGGTTATGAAAGATGCGAGTTTTTGAAGATTTTACCTCAGATGCCTACTGGTATGCTGAGGAGGAAGAAGACGAAAGGAAATATTGGACGCATTCCCAATGGGACGCATTCAATAAACAAAGAGCAATAGACACTGAAAACCAATTACGCAAAATGTTAGGAGATAGATATGTCGAACCAAAGAAAATTTAACCACCATGATATTATTTCAAGATTACTAAGAACTGCGCTTGAGCATGACGATCAGCAAGAAGCCTTTAGTGATTTAACTTTTGAGCTTGTACAAGCCATTGGCTATTTAGTAGGTAGCGCTGAGAAACAAGAAGATAGAGACCTGTTTATCAAAGAAATCAACAGTCAAATTAATGATTGTATTGAGCTGCTTGATGGGGTTAGACAAGAGCTTGGTAGTAAATCAGCAACATTGGTAGCGTAATAACTGAGGACACAGATAATGGACGCAATAATTAATTTTTTAAAATACCTAGACGAAAGCAATATTGCTTATCTTCTAATGATTCTTTTCTTTTTAATCAATTCTGCATACGGCAGTGTGGCACAACAAGAAAACAAAAGACTAAGAAAGTTACTGCGCAATGCAGTTAAGGAGAATGGGCGATGAGCAAAAAAATAAAAACAGGCGGAGCAGCGTTTCCATTGCCAATGGGTTCAGAAACCACACAAGGGTCAGAGGGCATGACATTGCGTGATTATTTTGCGGCTAAAGTGATAGCGGCATTAATACCCAAACTAATGCAAAATCCTCATGCAATAGAATCTGCTACCGAATATGCATATAAAGTTGCAGACGCAATGCTTGAAGCAAAGGAGGGACGATGAGCATAGTAGCAACAATGACATTGACTTTGTCATTTTTAACTGTCGAAACGACTATCGACAAAAAAGGTCACACCACACAAGTAGAGCGTATTGCTTACACAACAAGCGTTCTACCTTATGATTCAATAGAAGGGTGCATGAATGCAAAAGAAGAATACAACTTTGCATTTGGTGCGTACCAAATGAGTAAACGACCAGCAAGAGTGATTACCGCTATTTGCAATGATGTTAAAACGGGAACAGTACAATGACCGAAACAACACTTAAAGAATATAGCCAGTTGCACAAGATACCGCAAAACACGTTGATGTTCCACATGGAAAGATTATGTATCGAACCAACAGGAAAAACACAACGCTCACCAAAAGGCAGAGAAAGTTTCACATGGAAAGTTAGCGATATGGACTCAGCTAGAGCAAAAGTTAAACGTAGGATGGTGCGGCTATGAAAGACAATTTTGAAAATGCAATGAAAGCATTGGCATTTGTTGTGGGGATGTGTGGAGGAATCTTAATTGATGAATTTGTACACCGCAATGATGAAACAGTAATCAAAACAAAAATAGGTGAATTCATGATCCGCGATCAAAAGGTATATGGGATTTACGAAATTCAGCGCAATGCGCAAGGTGATATGGTAGTGAGATGACAAGATTAGAATGTATGACTCGTTTAACAATGGCGCAAAAGAATAAAAAAGAACTGAAGAAAATCAAACTTCAATTACTTAAAGAAATTCAACAACTTAAATTGATGCTTCGTGCATTAGAGGAAGAAGAACAATGGGTGAGTTGATATTTTGGACAGGTATTGTGGTGATGATTGTGTGCTTCTTGGTGGAGTATGCCGATGGAGATTGAGGATATCGCATCACTGGTATTTTTTGTTTTAGGCTTGATTTTAACGGGCGTATGGCTATGGCATTAGATAAGGTTAGACGAGTTGAACCTGTAGCGCCTGCGCCCAATGCGACCCATTGCAAACACAGTCACTGGCGAATATATAACAGCCTTGGGTATCGAGAATGTGACGAGTGTAGAGAACGTAGACCGATCTTTAATGACATAAGGCATCAACGATGAACATCTCACAAATCTTTATCGGCTTATCACCATTTTTAAAAGACCGATTTGCTAGTGAGGTGTTCACACTTGGACTCATTAATGATTTGAATGAGGAGCAATTCCAAGCACGATGTAGACGTTTAATACGCCAGCACAACGGTGAAAGCAGAAAGCTATACAAAGCCTTAGCTAATTTAAATAGAGCGGAAAGAGAGCGATTCTTTGACGTTATTTCAGATGATAAAGCAGGAGTTATCAATGCCACAGAAAATTGAACAAAAGATTGTAGGGTACAAAGTAGTAGACAAGGATTCCTTGACAACTGAAATACCTGCTGTTTCTCAAGTTATGCACGAGTTACTACCCAGACCAAATTGTCTAACCGGTACAACGTACAAGGTCAAAACACCACAGTCTGAACACGCTCTGTACATTACCATTAATGACATGGTGCTTGATGGAATCCACCATCCGTATGAGATGTTCATTAACTCTAAAAACATGGATCATTTCCAGTGGGTACTTGCATTAACACGCTTAGTGTCTGCGGTATGGCGCAAAGGTGGTGACTCTACTTTCCTTGTTGAAGAACTCAAGAATGTATTTGACCCCAAGGGTGGGTATTACAAACGAGGTGGTGTGTATATGCCATCGCTGGTGGCTGAGATAGGAACAGTTATCGAGCAGCATTTAAAAAGCATTGGTGTGATTAAAGTTGAAGTTGATGTGCATCAGCAGGCGTTTATTAAAGTAAAGCGTGAGGAAGTAATGGGAAGTGAAGAATCCGGTTATCCTGCTCACGCTACACTATGCAGTAAATGTAACACCAAAGCAGTGATACTTATGGATAATTGCCAGACTTGCCTTTCATGTTCTGATTCTAAATGCGGGTGATTTATGAATCCCTTTGATGAAATAGTTAGTCAACGTAATGAAGCAATTAAAATTTTAATATTGGTTCTCGATGCTTGGAGAGTTGGTGAATCGATAAATGAAAGTCACCTATATGAAATTGCACAGAAACATATCGAGGACTACATAGACTCGATGGATATCAGCTAGAGGAAAGAATAAAATGTTCGAATACGAAATAATGAATAAGGGTTTAGAAAACAGAGTCACTGAACTAGAAAAACGTACTCTTGCTATAACTCCTCGCCAAGGACTGGATGAATACAAAAAAGGTTATGCAAAAGCCGAGGAAGATTTAAAAGGAAAGGCAATGAGTAAAGAACAAGCACTGCGCATACTTAAACTCTTGTCGGGTTTAGAGATGTATGTTTTTATGCAAAGCAATGTACCCGACCACCACACCGATGAACTGATTAAGATTATTGGTGACTTGACTGATATTGTATTGGAGAAAGAGAATGAAAAATGAATTTGAGGGTGGGATACCTTTATATGCTGTACTTATTTTTATGTGGTCAGCAGCTTGGCTAGGATACGACTTAGGAACTAAAGTGATATTGCCTTCGCATTGTGAGAAAACAAAATGAAAATAGAAATTAAGCGATTAGATGAAACAGCAGTTATCCCAACTTATGCTACAGAAAAGTCAGCAGCGGTAGATTTGCGAGCAAACATTACCAAAGCCATGACACTGGACTTAGGTGAAACAGCGTTGATACCTACAGGTCTTGCAATCAATGTATTTGACGGTGAAGTTGCGGCTTTGATTCTTCCCCGCAGTGGCTTAGGGCATAACTACGGTATCAAACTTGGAAACTCTGTAGGTCTAATTGACGCAGACTACCAGAAGGAGTTGTTTGTATCTATCAAGAATACGGGCACAGGTGTTTATAAAATTAACCCGCAGGATCGCATTGCCCAAATGTTATTCACACCAGTGATACGAGCAGAATTTGTAGAGGTTGAGGAATTCAGCAGTTCAACTGATCGTGGTGGTTTTGGAAGTACGGGAAAATAACAAATGATTTCCACAACAGCCTATATTCTAATTAATACTATTGTAGCGTTTGGCGAAGTTACGCAAACCACAACAGTTTTTGCAGACAAACCATCGTGCGAATCCGCAGCAACAAGACAAGACTTTGTATTAAAGTCACTTGAGGTGCATGGTAGATGGAATCTTACCTGTCATCCGTACTCACTTACTGAGAATAAGAAATGAAAGTAACTATAAATTTTGAAGATAGAATAGAGGTTTTATTCTTATCTAAAGATACTTCTTCCGAGGATTCAAGATACATAATGGAAGTCCCAGATGAATTCTTTGAAAAATATGAAAAGCTAGAAAATGAATATGCAACCATGCAAGAAGAACTTACAAAGTTATGGGACGCGCGAATTGAATTTTTAATGAATGAATTGAACGAGAAAAAGAAATGAAAGTGACACTGGTTCAACACACACCCAACCCAGAAGAACACATCGGATTACTTGCAGGTATCTGCTACGGTAAGACAGGTGAGCAATCGCCAGAACAGTGTATTAAGAGAGCAACACATTGCGTAACTAAAGGGCATCTATCAACACTACGCTTTGCTCATGCTACATTCTTGGTCGAGGATATTAGCCGTATCTGTTCACATCAGTTTGTTCGTAGCAAACATCTTGATTTTCTGCAACGTAGTCAGCGGTATTGTAATGATGAACACATGAAAATGATTATTCCAAATAGTGTAGATGATATTTATGGTGAACAAGCAAGAGCTTATGTAACCGCTGCCGTTAGTTTATATGACGATTTAATTGAACTAGGAATTAAAAAAGAGGATGCAAGATTCTTTTTACCGCAGGGAATAGGCACAGAACTGTTGGTAGTAGGTAACTTCCAAGCGTGGTATGACTTTATTAAACTGCGTAGTGGTAAAGAGGTGCAATGGGAGATACGCGCAGTAGCGCATGAGATTAACCGTCAGCTTCATAGCATTGCACCTAACATCTTTGTGGAACTAGACGATGAATGACTTTAGACTGTGTGAAGAGTGCGGCTATACCAAACCTACTGTGCTGTTTGCTAAGCTGAGTTTAACTTGTAAAATGTGTATGCACCAAATGGGTATGAAGACCGCTGTTCAAAGACGTAAGCGCAAAGAAGAAAGCTCACTGGATACTAAACTGTATAAAGCATTTATACGCAATCAAACATTTAGACCAACGGGTTGGGAGATGACACTATTATGAGCGCAAAAAAAATACACGATGTATGTGAAGCCTACACACAAGGGCAGTTCTACACTGGGGATAGTGTACACGCAGGTAGTCCAGATGCGCCACCAGCAGAAGCTATTCAAAAGATAATCGACCACGGTTTTGGTAACTTTAATGAACCTAAAGTCGATATGGTGAACTCCCCTTCGCACTATAAAACTGGTAAAATAGAGTGTATTGAAGCGATGGAAGCCATGTTAACCGATGAGGAATTCATTGGTTATCTGCGAGGCAATGCGTTCAAATACTTATGGCGCTTTCGCAATAAAGGCAAATCCTATGAAGATCTGCAAAAAGCACAATGGTATTTAAACAAATTAGTATCTATTCATAACCCAAAATAATATGCTTACATGGTCTGACTTGGTGCTACCGCCAATTAACTTATGGTCGCTGCCAAGTCAGCCAGATATAAAGAGAAATAAGATGGCAACAGAAGAAGGAAACACAGATTTAGCGGCTCAACATGAAGAAATGATGCGCGATAAAGCAATTGGGATCATTCGCAAAAAAGCCGCTAATATTGATACATCAAACCCAACCGGCTTATGCTGGAATTGTGGAGATTACGTTGGACATAGTAGAAGATGGTGTAATGCAGATTGCCGAGATGATGAAAATGAAACCTAAACTTAGAAAAATAGGTCGTCTTTGGGTATGTTATACCGAGTGGGAAGATACGATAACCTGTACCGGTAAATCGCCAGAACACGCTTACTCTCGATGGCTTGTTAAGAACCAATTGCAGATAGAACAAAGCCGCTGAAAAGCGGCTTATTTATTAGGGCGTTAAGAATAACTCTGCTTCGGCATTGCGTCGTCGCGTAAGACCCGCAAGTGGTTTACCGCCTGCTTTATCCCAACGCAAAAACTGCTTTGCAATCTCCGCTTTACTGTCACCAGCTTTGAGCATTTTGACTAGTGTCGAACTGGCTAAATTACCTGCTCCGATATTGTAGGTGAGCGATACTAAAGCATCAAATTCGTTTTGAGATAACTCTACTTTAATGGCATTTACCGCGTGTTCATAAGGTGCTAAGGTTTTAGACAATAGCAGCAAAGCCGCTTCTTCATTTGCTAAAGTCTGACCTTGCCGCACTGCGCTACCATCTGAATATCGTGTTGATCCGATACCAATTGTCCACACACCCGCAGGACATTTGTAAGAAGTTAATTTACAACCCTCAAACTCTTTAATTAACGCTAGACCTTTTTTACCAATGTTCATTTCTTCGCTCTCATAGAAAGTACCGTAATTAATTTTTGTGTTAAGCGAATCATATCATTATCAAGCAGGCGTATTTGGTCGATTAATTCAATCAGCGCGTCTGTTG